CCAAGCAACTCACCATTCACCACTTGCAAGTTACGTACAGAGCCTAGCACGTTGCGTACTGAACTCTGATTGTGAGAATCGACGATTGGTAGTTGATTGTGAGTCGGTCGCATTTCGATCCCGCTCATAGCGAGCACTTCCGGCAATGCCATGCCGTATTCGTCGAAGTACCGCATCACCGGATATTCTGTAGCGACTGCTACTTTCACACTCCTAGCTTCAACGCTTGCGCTATCGGCGACTAGCGATACAGAACGCATGCTCAAGGCTGCAACTTTGCTAGGAGGTAGCTTGCCCTTCTTCATGCCGGCGCCTCTTCCATGTTGGTATCCAACGTGCCGTCGCTAACATCAGACAGCAAAGCATCTATGGTCGCTTGAGCTAAGCCCAACGTTGAAAGCAATGCGGTCGCTTTTACTGGAGACATCTCGCCAGAGATTACCCCATTCAACACGTCTTCGATTGCTTTTCGATTTCGTTGCCACTGCAACCGTGACATACCAGCCATCTCACCTGTTCCACCTTCCATCGCGGGATCTATAGCAGTGCCAACTGGTACGCCATCTGCCGCGATAGTCCCCGGATTGATTGGGTCGATGATTGCGTCGATGATTGCTTGAGAAAGCATTGGGAAAGCAGCAGCAAGAATAGCCTTGCTACTTGTCTTCGGAATCGCTCCTGTACCGACCTGCGTAAGAATATCGACGAGGCTGGTAACCTGAGCACCGTTGAAAGCGGACGCTGCTATATCAGCCGGAGCTGCCTCTACGCTTGTAGACGATGGCTCAGGGTTTGCGGCTACAGTTTGAGCCGCGCTGATTTGCTGCTGCCGTTCTTCTGCTGTAATGAGTCCAAGCTTGAAGCGTAGCCTGTCTTCCTTCGCACGTTGATACATGACTTGTCGCCATGATTTGCCAATCGCTCCTAGCTCGTCTGCGTACGTGCTCATGTAGGAGTTAATTGAGTTTTGTGCCGTCTGCTGTTCAACCGACGGATCGACCCATTCCCAATCCGGGGTCTGCCATTCAACTGGCGCAACCTTTCGACGATAGTCCAACAGTTGCTCGCTTTTTGGGAACGCTGCATCACCTGCAAGCGCTGCAGCATCGCAAAACGAATCCCATATTGGCTGGCAAAAATTATTGACCAAGTACTTCTGCCACATGCGAAACCGTCGCCGGTCTTCAAGTTGACTAGTACGACTAGATGAGTAGCTCGTTTGAGAGTAGTCTCTGGCTACCACTTCGTATGACAATCCTGTTCCGACGGCGATACCGCGTAGGATGAGTTGAATCCATGGCTCGGCTCCGCTGTTCGGTCGCCCAGGATTCGCAAACTCCATCGACTCATCGGGCGCTAGGTGCATCACCAAGCCTGGCTCAAGATATTGATAGGCTCGACCACCTTCATCAGTTGCCGACTCACCTTCCGGTGCTGCTAGCGATCCAATAGGCCTGCTGCTTTTAATCGCAACAGTAAAACAAGAGGCAACGGCACTAGCCTGCATCTCGTTATCTACATACGTTCCCAAGTCGCGAATCCATTGGATTGCTGGTGCGAACCATGTTACACCTCGTCCTTGTCCAATGCGGTCGCGACGAAACAGATGCAAGACTTCACTTGCATCGATTCGCTCTGGAGTTCGCTGAATCAAGTGCTGTTCGCCGGGGTGCTGCTTATAAACGTAATATGCAACTGGCTTGCCCTCTGGCGTGTATTCGATGCCTCGCACGATGGTATTGTCTACACCGACTCGCGATCCAACTAAGTAGGCATCTGCTTCACTTGCTAAGCGATCAGCTTCGATTAGTTCAAGGGCAAAAGGAACAGAACGATAAATACCCTTGTACTGCGTCGATGGTAGCTTGAGCTTTCGTACTAAGACTTCGCCAGCCTCTACGATTTCTCGCTGAATAGCGATCTGCATTTCATAGAATGAGTACTGACCGTTAACGTCACAGACTTCGCACCATTCCGCGAACCGGGCGTCCCGAACATCATTGACTAACTCGACGTCTTCTCCATCAGAGGTTTCAAGAACCGATAGCGGATGAATCCCTGTTCCAACTACGCTTGAGACAATCGTATCGACTACACCCCAAGCATAGCTGTTATCTCGCACGAGTTCTCGTGCCCACGCTCGCAATGCGTCTGCCCCAAATGGACCTCGCAACTCCTGATTAGCTGGCTGGTTCTTTGGAGTCCTGTTTGCGTTTAGTCGGTTCGGCTCAGCACCAGCATAGCGCCGCATAGCTTGGCGGTATGCCATGCGTCGAAACCCAAGCTGTGGGCTGATAGCGGCAATGACTTTATCTAATGCCTTACCAATCATGGACGCGGCTTTTGCAGTTTTGCCAAGTAGAAAATCCCACCGTTTTCGCGCGCGATAATCATTTCGAGTTCACGCTTACGGTTGATCAAATCATTCAGTGCGAGCTTGCTCACACTGCGACCACCGATGGAATAGCTAGAGACGTTGCCGTCGTAGATTGCCTGCAACGCTTGATCAACTAGTACTAGCTCTTCCGAAGGAGTCATCCTCCCTATCTTGCAGATCAGATAGCAAGACGCTAGTAGTTTGTACTATGGGCGTGGATTAAGGCTCAACAATCTTCCATGTGTTTCCACAGTAGCGGCATTTGACGTAGCGCTTTCTCCCGCGCTTGGCATAGATAAGACTGTAATTCGTGCCCTCTGGTCGAATAGCTGTACACCGTGAACATGGTGGCGGCTCGATGCGACGAGGCTTAACAGGATCACTTGCTCTGACATCTTGTAATGGCTGGTCGCGTTCGTCCTGCTTTGGCGACACGATGCTCGATGATTGAGTTATCGGTTTCTTCTGGGAATCCATCCGTTGCTCCTGCGCTTGAATCGGTCCTGACTGCTACTCGGCGGTCGCCTACTTACATTCTGTTGGGTTATTGGTTGAGCTACGAGTTGTGTTTCGGACGGTGCAACTAAACGGATTCCTCGTATTTCGCCGGCAGCGCACGCTAACGCTGTTGCGTCAAGCCAGTGATTGTTATCGCTGCGAACAACCCAGTATTCTTTTGTGCCCTTACCTTCGACAAATTCACTGACCCACTCCTCCGCTAATATGTGCGCACAGTACGAGAAATGCCCTCGCGATGATGTCGGATTGAACAACGATAGAGAACCTTGCCGCATCAAATGTCTGTCGTCAAACGTTGGCGTCAAGAACCGTTCGTGTACGAATCGCTTCCAATAATCGGCATCTAGCTGATACAGCCAAAGAGATTGACTTTCCAATCGCTGTGCGTGCAAGTGATCCCCAGGTATTACACTAGCAGTAGCTTCCTTGCGAGGATGATACGGCGCAAACCCCTTCGACGAATGAAACGGTCCACGCACTTGCCGCACAAACTCATAGACGGCTGTCGTAAATGAACCTGAGTCAATCAAGACAAAATCAATTGCCCGTTTCGTTCCTGTAGTATCAATAAACTCTTTCGCTAATAGCTCGTCCCGCCAATGCAGCAAGGCCTTATAGATTTGCTGCTCGTCTACAGCCAATGTTGAATCCTTATCCGTTTCGACAACTTCTAAAACTCCGTAATCCACAACGGCTCCCATGGCTCCATGCGACCATGCTGTGGCAGTCCAATGACATCGATACTTGCCAATATCGATCCCAACCGTGAGAGCGGTCGTGCTCGCTGGTATCTGCCGTCGGGCTAAACCATTGCACCGATCTTGCATGATGTCCAGCGATAACCCTAAACCCATTGGTCCAGCTTCTTCCGGTGGATCATTATCGATTTCCGTAGCTACTGCTGCTTCTCCGAAGTCTGCCACACGATTGTAGTAGGCCTGCACTGCACTAACTTCAATCAATTGTCCGTCGCTGTGCTGTCGTTTATCGAAAGATGATGTATTGGAAACAACCGCTCCGGACTCTAGTTCTTTACGATGGTGCATCCAAAACGAGAAGGCTACGCGTGCATCTGGATCATCTGCCGCTCTCGACCTACGCATCTCTATGTATTGCTCTACCAAATCCATACGCTCTGGTGGCCGAATCATTTTGCGAAAACGTTTGCCACGCCATGAAGGTTTAACGACGGGATCGGTATATCGATAGGCAATACATCGCCGGTTCTGAATCGTGCACAACATTACACGACTGATTCGCGTAGCGCTTGGCCCAAGCCCTGCAATATCGGCTTCTAAGATCTGCTCATTCTTGTTTATCAATACGCTCGATGCCGCTGACTCGCGATCTTCGATATCGTCGATGATTGCGATTGTTGGTCGCTTGTCCCTGTACGCTGTACCACGGATTGGTCCATCGATACCGACTGATGCAATTACTTGCCCTCTCGCAACCGACTCTATACCCGATGGCCAATTGTCAGGGAGTTGCCACTGTTCCAGTCTTGGGAAAATTAAGTGATCAGCTGCGATCTCGATATTCGTCAACTCACCGTTTACTGTTTGCATCCTCGCTCGTGATGACCATCCACCGACTGCACGAAACGGATAACAAACTTCTGGGAAATCTGCTGCTAAGCTAGTCGATTGCTGTAGCTTCTCTTTAAGGTTAAGCAACTCGACTTGCGACTTGCTTTGCGACTTGCCAATTACGACTGGAAATTCACTGAGGCTAGTAAACATTAGATACAATGAAATTATCATTGCAATCTTTGTTTTTCCTTCACCACGAGGCCCTGCAATGCTTTGATCACCGCCATACAAGGCAGCATCGATGATAGCCTCAACCATCGTTTTACGATCTTCCGTAAAAGCCTCGTAAAAGACTGTCGGAAAATATGTCTGACAAAACGCAAACGGAGACGCCAAACACCTCATCCTACGCCGTAGATTTATTGGGGCAGGTATAACGATGTCTCTAGCCTTGGCTCTTTTGGCGGCCATACGTATTGCCGCTGTATCATTTTCAGTCGCGACCATTCTTTCAGATGTCAGCCTCGCCAAGGCTATTCGGATCGAGTCCCGCTCCTCGTCCGTCAACTTCTCCATCGCCGCCAAGCGCTTCGAGTCCGGCAAGGATATTAGCAATTCTGTCGCGCCCCTGATCCAATTCAAACTGTGCTGACTTTTGCTCAATTGCAAGTCTCTCCGCTTCTACGTTTGCAGCATCCGCAGCTAACAGAGCTTTGATGGCTTGGATTTTGTCTCTATTCGTTGATGTCTTTTCTGCTGCTATCTTGATGAGAATTTCCATGAGCGACTGCTTAAATTGCGCAGGGATTGGCCAGCGTTCACGCATCGCTCGTCCGATCAGTTTGATTTCACGAACATACATGCGCCTTTATTTCCAGAACAAAAGAATCGCATCTTGCCATGCTGGCCATGCGTCTTCCGAGAAGATTGTTTTCGGTATCGAGTGGTTCGGGAAATATTCGATCAATGGTCCAATTCTCTTTCTCGCTTTCACGCAGCTTTTATCAAATCGAAAGTGATATTCTAAAGCTACCGCTCGTATGCCGTCCAAAGGAATGCCGCTATCCAATAGCTCAAATTCTCCTCCTTCGATGTCAATTTTTAACCCGTCTGGTTTTAGTCTATCGATCTCTTCCGCCAACGAGACGTTCGATACGTAGCGCTGCATTCCTTTGCAAGTCGGGGATGATCGAGCAGGAGTACGCTCATTAAAATTAACCGAAGTCTTACCGCCAGTCCTACCGCTGATAAATGCCGTAGTCACAGTCGAGCGACACTGATTTAATTCTAAGTTGGCAGTTGCCAAGATCGTATTCTCTTCACACGCTTCATAACCGATGACCTTTGCGTGAAACCGAGTCTCCGCCCAAACTGCGAATGCACCGATGTTCGCACCGCAGTCTAGCCAAGTCTCGTTCTCTCTTATTCCGAATCCAAGTCGCTTGCGCTCATAACACTTACGCTCTACGACTTCTTTACAGACCTCCAAATCCGAATCGCTACGCACATAAAATGACAAGTCTCCGACGGTTTCTTTATATGTCTTCATTGCTGTAATGAATCGCCTTGCTTTCGATGTTTAACGCGTGCCACTTCTTCCGAAGCTGACTTACAATAAACCATATTCTCGCGGTAGTAGAAAATTAGCGTCATGCGTTCGTATCCTAAACGCATGTTGCTGATCGCCGTGTTGCTATGCCACTCGTGCACATCTGCTAAGCATAGACTGCCGTGAGCGAAGTCTACGGCAACTCTGAAAGCTGGAAACACGAGATACGCTCCGTCGAACCTGTCATTCCTGAGACATGACATCACGCCGAAGCCTGCTTTTAAGTCTCCGGCATCTTTGTGAGTCGCCGTCTGGAAGTTGCGATTCACAGTCACTGTAGTGAACGTACTCTGAGGAATGACCCAATCAGGACTGGTTCGCATAGCGTATTCTTTTTGCGCCTGCCACCTGTCCGGCATATGTTCGCGGAAGCCAGCGTCCGCACGTTCGATATATGGCAAGAAACGTTTCCACGAGGCTGCCTCTGACATATTGAACGATGTTTGCCGGCAAAACGGGAATCTTGGATTACGATCAAAGAAACCTATGATTCCGCTAGCAACTGGAAGCGCATGATTAGTCCGACTAAGTTTGCCGTCTTTGCGCACTCGGCTGCGTGTCGTATGCTCGCCTTCTAACATACCTGCCGATAACCCACGATTATTCGTCGTTCTCGCAGCTTTTCTGCATGCAGGCATCACCGATTGGCAAAGCTTAGCATTAAACCATCCTGGTCTGTATTTAACTAGCGGACTTCCGTCGGGTTTGTACACATCACAAGCATGCTCACCTCCTACAAGGAAATCGTAATGTTCTGAAGTGAGCTTATGTCCTGCGAGATGATCGACATCATATTTGATTTTACAGTAATGCTCTTGCACGCTTTACGACCTCGAAAACCGTATCGGTAATGTTGCTGGTGCCGTATACCTCTGCGAGCTTAGTGCATGCTTCTTGAAATACGTCGATAGTTGTCTCATCGAGATAAAGCTGCACCAGCCGAACTCCACTCAACATTGTAGGCGATGCTTCAGACGCGTCCTCATCATCCTCATCATCATCATCGGCTAGAGCCTCTTGCAATTGTTGCTCTATGCCAGCACTTTTTGCAGTGTCCTCGATGAGGTCTTGCAAACTTCGATTGCCGGTTACAACATTGCTCAACAATTCTTCTAGCTTCGATGCGTCTGAGTTAGCCAAAGCTGCGAGTGGGTCTAATGTTGCTAAGAGCTTATCGGCCTCCTCTTCATCCACATCTAGCACAAGCACGGGGATCGGAGTGGCATCAATCGTCTCGGCTCTAAGATGCCCATCGATTAACTGTAGACTTCCATCTGATAACTCTCTCGCTAAACATGCGTCCGCGATGCCGATCTCTGAAAGAAGTCCTTTCAATGCGTTCTTCTGCTTGTCGGGATGTGTTCGCCAGTTTTTAGGATTAGGACGCAACTCATCGGAACGAACAAACCGCAACTCTCTAATTCTGTTTTTAATCAGCACTCGATATGCTCCTGCGTCTTTACACAATACCCCCAACCCCCAACGGCAGTGGAACTAATTACTGTCATGCCGCAAGCCCTATTCGACCAAAAAAATGGAAATAAACGAACTTTCTTGCAGCCGCGCGGACCCCCCCGAGCCCGCCCCCTCGGCAACAGGGGAGCCAGGACCCGCCTTGTAGGGGGGGATTTCATCCCTTGCTGCTGGCTGCATTGCAGGCGTTTTGACGCGTCCGACAGCCGTTTTGGACCAGAATAACGTTTTCGCATTTCCGATGCGTCCAACGCTCGATTACAGGCTTTCCTGAGCCTATATATGCG